CGAAGTGCAGTCCAAGATGGCTCTTGGTATTGAATCAAAGCGTGGTGCTTTGAAGTTGTTGGGTGAAGAATTCCCGAACGAAAAGATGATTGAGATCTTTGAAGAACTCAGAGATGATGCTATTGACCAAGGAGCGCTCGACATGCTTCGTGCTCAAATTGGTCAAGCAGTAATGATGGCTACAGGATTACTTCCAACTGGAGGCGGCTTAGAGCAGACCTCTGCTGGTGGTGATAATGTAACTAGTGCAGGAAGCCCTCAAGGGGGTGGAATGCTTCCAGGAACTGCTGTACCGCCAGTGGAAATGGAATTGATGAACCAAATGACTAGCAGAGCATACGGCGCAAGATTCGCTCAACGCCGTGTACCTGATGAAGACAAATAAAACGTATTAATAACACAAGTCAATATTTGCTAAACAACACTTAGGAGAAAATCATGGCAAAAAGTAATGACGAAATTGTCATCCCCGTGGAGGCTACAGAAGCCTTTCATGCGGAGGCAAACACAGTTGCCCCAAAGGGCAAGGTCTTCACAGAAGACGAAGTAGAAAACATCCGCAAGCAAGAGAAAGACAAACTCTACAAGCGCATTGAAGAGGCAGAAAGCCGACACAAGAGCATGGAAGAGCAAGTTACAATCCTCGCTCAGGAACGTGAAAAGGCAATCCGTGAAGCACAAGAGATTGCTCGTAAGGAAGAAGAAATTCGCCGCCAGCGTGAGTTTGAGGAACTGAGTGCAAAAGAACTACTCAAGCGAACCGAGGATGAATTTAATGTCAAGATTAAGAATGTGGATGCTGAATGGCAGAATCGCTTTGCTCAGATTGAGCAGGAGCGTCAAGCACAGGCGGCACTACTAGACAAAGAGCGTCAGTTGCGTGAGGTTGAAACCTACCGCCAGCGCCGTGTACACGAGTCTCAAGACGAAATCATTCCAGAACTGATTGATTTGGTCGCAGGCAACACCCCAGAAGAGATTGAAGCATCAGTGGAAATCCTTCGTCAACGGAGTGCTGCTATTATTGAGAGTATCCAACAAGCGACTCAACCGAGTCGTGTTAGGGGTGCGGCGGTAACGTCACCATCCGTTGGGCCAATGGAAACTCAAACGGAATACCAAACATTGAATGCGGAGGATATCCGAAACATGACAATGGATCAGTATGTTAAAATGCGAGACAGGCTTTTAAGTTCACGACCTAAAGGTCGTTTTTAATTAATAATCCATTAGCCATTAAGGAGTAACTCATGGCATTTCCAGCACCAACAGGTGGTGCGATTACTGCAACAGCGAACATTAGTTCAACTGGTTACAGTAGCGACACCGCTTTATCCCCAGCAATTCAAACTATCTGGTCCAAGGAAATCTTGTTCCAGGCAATGCCTGTTCTTCGCTTTGAACAGTTTGCAGTGAAGAAGACCGAACTTGGTGTACAACCTGGTTTGACCATCAACTTCATGCGCTACAGCAACCTTGCAGTAGATCAGGCAGAAGGGGCAACCCTTGATGAAGGTGTGCGTATGGAGCCAGTTGCTCTGTCAGCATCACAGATTCAAATCACCGTAGGTGAACAAGGTCAGGCTCTTGCAGTAACCGAATTGCTCCTTAACGCATCATTCGATGACGTTATGGCATCATCAAGCCGCTTGCTTGGTCGTCACATGGCACAGTCCATGGACATTCAGGCTCGCAACACCCTCTACCAGAACGCAGTTCCATTTGGTGGCGGCGCAGCAGTTCCTCCATCGGTTGTCTTTGGTCGCAAGACTCTTGGTGCAACCCGTGGCGCAATTGCACCTTACGATGGTGGCAACTTGGGCAACGCATCGAACCCAGGATACCTCTCACCAGCAACCATTAAGGACGCTGTTGAAGTTCTTGCAGGTCAGAACATCCCACGCCTTGGCGACACGTACGTCTGCTTCGTTCACCCATCACAGAGCCGTGCGCTTCGTGACTGGCCTGAATTTATCGAAGTAACGAAGTACGCTGCTCCAGGAAACTTCATGCTTGGTGAAATCGGTCGTCTGTATGACGTAGTGTTCATTGAAACCACTCAGGTTGCAAAGAACGTAGGTCCAGCAGACATCGACTCGTCAGCATCGGGTACGCAGGCTATGAACGCAGAGTCGTACAACGCAATCATGATCGGTGACAACGCATTTGGACATGCAATCGCATTGCCAGTTGAACTCCGTGACGGTGGCGTAATCGACTTCGGTCGTGAGCATGGTCTTGCTTGGTACGCAATTTGGGGCTTCGGCATGATCACTGGCGAAAGCCGTGTGTTGTTGAACACCAAGGGCGGATCAATCAGCGATTCCTGATCACAACTGATCAACTAGTATTGGGGGGTCGGGATAAAACCCGACTCCCCCAACCCTTTTCAATTGGAGAATAAAATGGCAGTAAAAAAGAAATCAGTTATTAAAGAATTTGTAGAGCAAGAAGATGAACTTCTTTTTGTCTCAGAAATTCCTGAAGCAGAAGAACTTGAAACCGAAGTCAAGAGCACTGAAATCAGTGCTCGTGTCAAAGGAACATGGACAATGTTTTGGGGCAAAGAAACTTGGATGTTTAATGACGGTAAGCGTTACAAACTTCCTCGTGACTTGTTTGACTATCTAAAGAAGAACGGCAATATCTACGACACCCTCTGAGGTTTAAATGGCTGGATTTACAGTACCTAATGCAAGCGAGTACGGAACAACAATCCAGAGTCTTGATCAAGCGGAACCAGATTCCCTTGACTTCCAAATACTTGGTAACCATAACTACGGTGTTCTTTCTGGTGCAGACATTACTGTCTACTCGGTAGACAACGGTTCTGCTGCATTAACTGCTTCATACGTTTATGTAAACAACCATTACGGTTATGTTTCAGCAAGCACTGTAGTTTTTGATGCACCTGATGCAGACGCACGTTTTGACATTGTTGTAGCAGTTCGTGTTGATGCGACAACATTTACTTATGGTGTTGTAAAAGGTACGCCTGATGCCACTAACCCAATTTTCCCAACAGTGTCATCTGACAAACTTCCTCTATATGCAATCTATAGAAAATCTGGAGTAACTCTTAATACTCTTAGTGTCGTTGATAAGCGCATGTTCTTAAACATGGCACATAGAACTGGAACAGCAATTCCAACAGAGGCAGCAGATCAAGGCGACCTTTACATTCGTACTGGTACATCTCCTGCAACAGAACAATCATCGTTGTACGCATACGTAGATAGTGCTTGGCAAAACCTTGCTAAGTATGAAGGAGTACGTGAAGAACCTCTTCACCCATTTTTGTTTGCTGGTATCTAATGGCTAACAGAGAACCGTATGTATCTGAGTTACCTAAACCAACTGGCTCAGTATTAGACATTACAAGAATTCGCAGAGTGCATATTCCACGTTTTCGTGAGCAACAACCTGCAATTGGGCAAGACCTTCAAGACACTGTTCCTGGTACAGGATCAGGCGATCAATAGTAAACTATATCTATGTACGCTAATTATTCTCAAGATACGATGGATAAGATTACGAGAATTGCTCGCACCTTTCTTCGTGACTACCCTAAGTTCTTTCAGGTATCTTTTGATGCCATTGGTCGCACCTATGAGTTAGGGCAACCAAACATCCAGGCAGAAAACCTGTGGGTTGCCCGTTATACCCCAAGCAGTAGCCCTGTGGAGATTGGGTCTGACACAACTGCATCTGCGTATTATTCTTTAGATGAACGTAACGGTGTTATGCGGTTTAACCAATCGTTTGCTGCTAATACCAAGATCATGGTTGAAGGTTATTACTACGAGTGGGTACTCCCAAAAGACCTTGAATACTTTGCTGCACATGCTATTGAACAACACATCTACAACCTAGATGTCCACTTAGAAAATTTTACTCCAATCATCTACGACACCATCGGAATGGCTACGGTAGTTGAAACTTTGTGGGGATTACTTACCGAATACAGTCGTGATATTGACGTGACTACATCTGAGTCCGTACACATTCCTGCCAGTCAACGATTCCGCATGGTTCAATCCATGCTTGACTACTGGACCCGTAACTATCAGGCTCAGGCTCGTGCTCTAAACATTGGACTTGAACGCATTGAGATAATGACCTTGCGCCGTGTTTCCCGTACAACTGGATACCTTGTACCTATTTACCGTGAGCGTGAACTTGGTGATCGAAACCCAATTGAACGTCAATGGCCTGAAATTGGTCACGGCGATATTCCTATTGAAAACCAAAATGAGCCTATGCGTGAAAACGTATACCTTGAACTTGAGCCTGAGCAGGGGTACTCTACCGCCGCAATCATGGGTTGGTAATCTATGGACCCCCGTAGAGAACTTGGGCAAATACGTAAGCATTATCGCCAACATCATCGTCATGTAGGTGAGCACATTACGTGGTTTGAGTTTATTAATTTTAATTCTGGAAGCACTCTTGACGACATTTATGATGAGGGAAATGTTGGGGCTGGAGGTAAAACCTACGCTAAGGGTGTGACTCTTCCTGTACTTATGGTGACAGAAACAGAAGATACCAAGCGAGCAATTCCTGAAGGTCGTCAGCCTGTACAGGTAGTAAACGCTGTTATGTCAATTCAAGACGCTCGTGATGCTGGTCTAAACGATCCTTACGAATACCAAAGACACCTAAACGATATGTTCTTCTATGACGGTCGTTATTACTCAGTATCAATGTACCGAGTTCGTGGTCGTGCATCTGATGATGTGTTAATTGTTGTTGAAGGTATTGAGGTGTATGTTGATCAAGAAATGCCATTTGATCCAGGTCCAGAGACAATGGGAATCAACGATCTCCCTTGGCCTTCGACACTTCCTACATTCCTGGTAAACTGATATAGCATGCCGTGCGGCATGCAAACATCGCCTAGAACTAAGGAGTGCCTATGGCTGGCAAACCTAAAATCAAGACTACCCTTAGTTCTTCGCACAAAAAATCCATTGTACAAGGCATTCCTTCGCCTATTCTCTTCTTTGGTGACTTGTTTTTAAACTTAGATGATTACCTTTCAGCAGTAGTAACTGAAGCCTTAAATGAAGAACTTGCGGTGGCTAAACAAGGTTTGATTGATGCGGAACCTCAATACAAAGATATTTGTAAAGATTTTAGGATTACCTATGATGCAGACGATCAAACCTTCTCATATAAGGTTTTGTCCCGTTCAGCACAAAAAGCCCACGCCCTAGAGTATGGGCCACCAGCACGGTCGTTACTGCGTCACCAATGCCTGACTGGATCTAAAAGGCTTACCTCGTCCATCAATAAGCGCCTAGACATGCTTACTGGTATGAGGACTCATTTATGAGGACTGGCTTTCTTCTTGCTGAAGATGAGGCTATCAAACTTCGTTTTAGTGGCTTATATGTAACCGATGACCGTAATGAACGCCGCCCAGTAAAAGTGTTTTTCCGCTACCCAGAAGGTGAAACGGAAAGAGAATACCCATTCATAACCATTGAACTTATTGACGTTCTCCATGCATCAGAGCGCCAGCATTCGGACGTAACGATATATGCAGATACATCAGCAAGCACTTTGTTTGAAGGACACCCAGCATTCTTTGATTACTGGCCTAACGAGGCTGATGGTATCTCAGCCAGTGCTACATCTGGTTCGTCACAATTCTATACTGCTGACGATTTTATACCAATAGACCTGCTATATCAGGTATCTATTTACACACGATCTGCCCTACATGACAGACAATTAACGTCTGGGATTATGTCTAGGGTTGCACCTTGGCGTTGGAATTCAATCTACATACAGGCAGACGGGACTTCCCGTAGGTTTGACATGTTGGACTGGACTAACGCAGACTTGCTGGATATGGAATCGGGTTACCGCAAACGCATATTCCGTAAGGTATTAACTCTCAAGATGTCTTCAGAGATCACGCATCAGATGCTTGATCAACTGACTGGTACTCAACCCGTTACCGAAATTAATAGTACAATTACATCTCAACTGCATGGTTTCAATTAGTAAGTTTTTCCCAACCCCCTTTACACTTTAGGAGTAAAAATGGCATACGAACGCCCAGGAGTTTACGTACAGGAAGGTACGTTTGCTACCAACATTACAACAACTAGCGGTCCTACTTCGGCCGCATTTGTAGGTACAGCAGAACGTGGACCAACCACGCCAACGCTTGTTTCTTCATGGAACCAGTACACCAGTTTGTTTGGTGAATTGAGCAACTCATTTGATTTGGGTTATGCCGTTTATCATTACTTTGCTAACGGTGGACAGACTGCCTATGTAACACGAGTTATTGACTCAACCGCAGTAAAAGCATCTGGCGTTTTGGCTGCTACACCTAGCGGTGGAAGTAGCGCCCCATTGATTACCTTGATGACCAAATCAGCAGGTTCATGGGGTAACGATGTAACAATCGATTATGTTTATGATCCAGAGACTTTGGAAGATGTTTCTACAGCACCAAAGATTACTAAGAACTCTTTGTTCTCAGTAGTTGTAAAACTCAACAGCACAGAAGTAGAGCGCTGGAACAACCTTTCAGTTGACCCAGAAAACTACCGATATGTTTCAACAGTTCTTGATCTTTACTCTTCTTATGTAAGTGCATCAACTGTTGCAACCGTTGCTGCTGGTACAGAACTTACTGTAACTGGAGTTGGTGTTGATGACTACGAAACCACTGTAACCTTCTCAGGAGGATCAGATGGTTCTGGATCAATTAACTCAGCATCGTGGGCAACTGCTTTGGATTCATACGAAACCATTGCTTCAGGAATGTTGTTTAACCTTGTTGGTCAAACATCAGCAACGATTATCAACAACGCTATTACGGTAATGGAAGCACGTGGAAACTCAATGCTTATTGTTGATACACCACTTACCGCTATCAGCGCAAACGAACTCACCACGGCGGTATCTGGCTACACCAAGTCGAGTTACGCAGCAGTATATGGACCAGCACTTAAGATGTTCGATCCTAAGAAAACTGGTGCTGCTGCTATCCGTAACACCTACGCAGGTGGTGCGGTTCTTGGCGCAATGGTTCGTTCAGAAGTTGCTCGTGGTATCGCCAAAGCACCTGCTGGATACGGACTTGACATCCGCAACGTATATGGGTTGCTTGCAACTTTGACGGAAGCAGAGCAAGGAACTTTGTACAAGAACAGCCAAATTAACTTGTTTACTTTGGTCCCAGGTGTTGGTGTAATCATCAACGGTTCTCGTACATTGGCTCGCAACACTTCAGACAAGTTTGTCACGGTTCGCCGTTCGTTGAATTACCTGAAAGATATTGTTAAGGAGAAGACAGCCTTTGCAATGTTTGAACCAAACGATGCTCGTTTGTGGTCAACCATTTCTGTTCGCTTGACTGCACTCCTAACTACGTTCTGGGCTACTGGTGGACTTAAGGGTAACTCCGCATCAGAAGCCTTTTACGTAATTTGTAACTCGTCAAACAACACGCAATCAGATATTGAAGACGGTCGGGTAAACGTAACTGTTGGAGTCGCTTTGCAGTCTCCTGCTGAATTTGTCGTAATCACCATCAGTCAATGGACTGGTGGCTCAACCGTAACTACTAACGCCTAGGAGAAAATCATGGCACGTACAATGAGGACAGATCCTCTACGCAACTTTAAATTCACGGTCAGATTTGAACCGCTTGACTCAGAACTTACAGCCCTTACACAGGGAATTGGTGACCTTGGTTTTGCTTCAATGGGCGGTCTTGCCGTTACCAACGAAGTAATCCCTTACCGTGAAGGTGGAATGAACACCCACCCACACAAGATGGTAGGTCAGTCAGACTTCCCACCTGTGTCATTTGCTCGTGGTGCTTTTGCAGACCAAGATCAATTGTGGAACTGGCAAAAGTTCATGCATGCATGGATTAGCGGTGGTGTTTCAGGTTTTGATGGTGGTTCAATGGGCGATGGTACAAACTACCGTTGCAACATCATCGTAAAAGTTTACGACCACCCATTCACTGGTACTCCAGCACAAGGTGGCCCAACTCGCTATGCATACGACAGCAGCCAAACAGAAAGCGCAAACCTGGTTCCAGGTAACGTAAAGTTGGCTTATAAGTTGTTCAACGCATGGCCTGGCGCTTACGGTCTTAGCGACCTCAACGCAGGTGACAACGGAATCATGGTACAGTCATTGAACGTACACCATGAAGGTTTTTACGTAGCATGGAAACCAAACGAAATCTCAACAATTGATACTTTGTAAGTAAATAATAATTTCATAATAAGGAGAGTAAATGTCTACTAGTCAAGAAGCCTCAGCAGTTAACGCTGCCATTGCAGACCCAGTTCCACGGATTCAGGATGCCCCTGAGACAACAGTTGAGTTGTTCAGGGGTGTCCTAGATCCAGCAACTGATGAATGGGAGTCCACTGCAACAGTACGAGAATTAACTGGTGAAGATGAAGAAATCT